ACAAACAGCATTTACATTTGATGCAACATTAGTTCAAAGTGTAACGGTTTATGTTCCAGCAGGATCTAAACTAATTAACATTTTTGTTGATGTTATTACAGCATATGATTCAGCTACATCAGCTACTTTAACTGTTGGTAAAACTGCAGCTGGTACTGAATATGCTTCTGGTGTTAATGCTAAAACAGCAGCTCGTACAACACCTACATTTACAGCAGCACAGTTAACTAATATGCAATCAACACCAGTTGATGTTGCAGCAGCTAACAGCCAACAAGCTTCTTCAGCTCTTGTTGTTACAATAACATCAGTAGGCCAACCAACAGCTGGTACAGGTTTTGTTACATTCCAATACGCTCAATCTGATGATCGTGCAACATATAACACACAATAATTAATCTAGGGGGAGACTTCTCCCCTTTGTTTATAATTTAAGGAGATTAATTATGGGTATGCAATATGATGTAAAAGCTACGGCAATAGCCGCTGCTCAGACTGACTCTGCTGTATTCGCTGGACCTGCTCGTATTAAAGGTATGGTTATTGGTGTTCCTACAGCTGGAGGCACTTTAACTTTAAAAAACGGCTCAGCTGGCACTACAGTATTTTCAGTTGTAATTCCCGCAAATGCAGGTGGAGTATCTAATATCGTTATTCCTGGTGAAGGTATTCGCTGTGATAACGGCATTTATGCAACAACCCCAGCTAGCATGACAGTAACAGTATTCTACGGATAATATATGAGCGCAGAACGTGAAGTTATAGAACACGGTGTAGAAATTAAACATATACAATCTGATGTGGATACTCTTATGGAGGATATGGAACATTTAAAAAAACGTCTTGATAATATTGAAAAGACGTTAGAAGAAATTAAAGGCGGTTGGAAAGTATTTATTGCTATCGCTACCATTCTTTCTGGTATCATTAGTTGGATGGTAACTCACTGGTTAGGTAAATAATGCCAAGCAAATCTAAAGCACAACATAAGCTTATGACAGCAGTTGCTTACAATCCTAAGTTTGCTAAAAAGGTTGGAATACCTAAATCAGTAGGTAAAGATTTTGTAGAAGCTGACAAAGGTAAAAAGTTTAAAAAAGGTGGTGTATCTTTAGCTGTTGGACGTGGGGAAAAATTACCCGTATCTAAAGGCGCTGGATTAACTGCTAAAGGTCGTGCTAAGTATAACGCTGCTACAGGATCTAATTTAAAAGCTCCACAACCACAAGGTGGTGCTCGTAAGAAGTCTTTCTGTGCAAGAATGTCTGGAATGCCTGGACCCATGAAAGATGAAAAAGGCAGACCTACTCGTAAAGCAGCTTCTTTAAAACGTTGGAAATGTAACTAAGGATAATTATGAAAAAGAAATCAACAAACCCAAGAATGGCTATGATGATGGGACGTGCAAAGAAACGACCAGCACTAGCTTTTAGACCAGAAGCACCTGTAATGCCAAGATCAGCAGCCCCAGTAATGCCAGCAGTTAATCCTATGGCAGCTATGGCCGCACCACAGGGCATGCCAGCTATGAAAAAAGGCGGGAAACTTAAAGCTGTAGACAAAAGTAAGAATCCTGGAATATCAAAATTACCAACGGAGGTTAGAAATAAAATGGGCTACATGAAAAAAGGCGGTATGGCTAAAGGATGTGCAACAAAATCAGATGCAAAAATGATTGCTAAAAAAGAAGTAAAAGGTCATGAATCATCAATGCATAAAATGAAAATGGGTGGTAAATGTATGGCTGCTGGTGGCAAAGCATCTCAATTAGCAAAAGCTAATGGCATTGCTGTTCGTGGTAAAACAAAAGGCAAAATTTGCTAAGGAATAATCATGGCTATTATTGAAAAAATCAAGAAATTTGTTAAGGATATCACTCCTCCTTCTGATGATAAAAAAGTTAAGATTGAAGAAAAGCAAATGAAGGTTGAAGAAATGAAAGATCCTGAGTCTTATCGTAAAAATAAAGCTATGTATGATACAAGTACAGAAGTTAAAAAGTTTGATGACAATTACAAACGTGGTGGCAAAACTAAATGTATGGCTAAAGGTGGTTCAGCATCAGCTCGTGCAGACGGTTGTGCTATTCGTGGTAAAACTAAAGGAAAAATCTGCTAATGAGAGCCTCTCGTGGTATGGGCGATATAGCCCCAACTAAAATGCCTAAGGGCAAAAAGAAAGCCCGTAAAGATAATACAGACTTTACTCAATTTGCTAAAGGTGGCAAGGTCGGCCTCTATGCCAATATTCACGCTAAGAAGGCACGTATAGCTCAAGGTTCTGGTGAAAAGATGCGTAAGCCTGGTTCTAAAGGCGCACCTACAGCAAAACAATTCAAACAAGCTGCTAAAACAGCTAAAAAATAAAGGATTATATGATTAAGAAATTTGTGAAAAAGCTTATCAAGAAAATCAAAAGTTTGCGTATTCTGCAAAAGTAATTAATCATGGCCGAAACTACAGGAACCAGTTTATTTAACCTAAACATGAATGACCTCATTGAAGAGGCATTTGAGCGTTGTGGTTTAGAATTAAGAACTGGTTATGATTTTAGAACCGCTAGACGAAGCCTTAATTTATTAACGATTGAGTGGGCTAATCGTGGTATTAACCTTTGGACAATTGAAGAAGGTCAAATCACTATGGATACAGGGCAGATTACATATGCTCTTCCAGTGGATACTATTGACTTGCTAAGTATGGTAACTAGAACTGGTAATGGTGGCCCTAACCAACAAGACATTAACATTAATCGTATATCAGAAGATACATATTCTACGATTCCAAATAAATTAGCCAATGGTCGCCCTATCCAAGTATGGATTAATAGGCAGTCTGGTATGTCTAATTTAACAACTGTTTATCTAGCTGCATCTATTAGCGCTACATCTACAACTATTACATTAAGCGATGTATCAAGCATTGCATCAGCTGGATTTATTAAGATTGATAATGAAATTATTTACTATCCAAATGTAGATAGCACTACTAATCAATTATTAAACTGTTCTCGTGGTCAAAACAATACAGCTGCAGTGTTTCATATAGCTACAACAACCCCACTTAATTATATTACAGTGCTGAACTTACCAACCATTAACGTATGGCCAACTCCCAATTCACCTGGTAATCAATATGTATTTGTTTACTGGAGAATGCGTAGAGTACAAGATGCTGGCACTGGTGTAACTGTAAATGATATTCCATTTAGATTCTTACCATGTATGGTAGCTGGATTAGCTTATTATTTATCTATTAAGTCACCTGCCGTAGATCCAAACAGAGTAGCATTCTTACAATCAGATTATGAAAAACAATGGGATCTAGCATCTCAAGAGGACAGAGAAAAGGCATCAATTAGATTTGTGCCTAGAAATATGTCTTATATAAGGTAACTATGGCTACCAAGTATTCAAGTGGTAAAAATTCAATTGCCGAATGTGACCGATGTGGTCAGCGTTATAAGCTTAAAGAATTAAGAAAGCTTATACTTAAAACAAAGCAAATAAGTGTTAAAGTATGCCCAGAATGCTGGGAGCCTGATCAACCACAGTTATTGCTTGGTATGTATCCTGTAAATGATCCGCAAGCGGTACGTGAACCAAGACCAGATGTATCTTATCAAGTATCTGGTAATACAGGATTGCGAACTGGACAAAATAATTCTAACAATATTCAAGATAATGGCTATCCTCAAGATGGCAGCCGTCAAATTGAATGGGGTTGGTATCCAGTTGGTGGAGCAAGTTCATTTGATACTTTATTAACGCCTAACCACCTTATAAGTAATGTTATAATAGGCGATGTAACAATTGTCACAACTTAATTAGGAGAAACAAAATGGCATATAAATCAGGAGCTGATGGTATTACTAAACAAGGTAAAACTAAAGGCAAAAATCTAGGTGATTCAGGACCTACCGTTGCAATTCAATCTGGTAAAGGTTCTAAGGGCGCATCTTCAGTAACTTCATTATCTATGAAGAAACTTGGACGCAATTTAGCAAGAGCAATGAATCAAAAAAAAGGTAAATAATCATGACTAAAGAACGCAAAGTTCCAGTGACACCAGCAGAAGCTTATCCTTTAGGTCACGCTAAAGAGAACAAAGATGCTAGTGCTTATACTGAATTTAAATATCCTTCTGGCGGTGGCAATGACATTGGTGTTTATAAACAACCTATGATTAATCCAAATGGCACAGAACAAGAAGCAGTATCTATGCCTGGCAACGGAGTAAGCAAAATGAATATATCTGTTGGTGGTGTTAGCAAAGGCAACTATGGAGTAGTAAATCCATACGGTGTTAAAGAAATGCGTGGATATGGTGCAGCTACTAAAGGTCGTAAGATTAGCGGCAAACAAG